ATTACCCAGACATTATAAAGTCTGTAAAAGTATTGAACACGCAAAAACAGTATCCGATAGCAAAGGATGGTTCAGACTTTCCACATTACAGAGTACATCAGTCAAAGATTGGTTGGAATTACGTGTGCCCGAATGGGCAAGGCGCAGGATGCCTTGGTTATCCGATTGAAGCATTGAAGATAGACTATCCAGGACATGATGTATACGTGATTGCACATATTCAGAGTATAGGTACAAAAGACCTGGGGCTGATTAATAGAAATACTGTAATCGGTACTACAGGGCAAGCAAAGAGATTGGAAGGCTTATGGATTAAGGCAGACGGACTAAAGGCAAGAGCATTTTGTGGTGACAAGTGGTTACCATGGCAGAAGTGTGACGGAAAAAGTCTGATTGGAACGACAGGGAAATCTACGCCGATGTATGTAATTCAATTTAGGAAGGATGGGGAGTAGCATGGAAAATAATCAAGTTCCGTATATCGTGTACGAAAGTGCACAATCAAGGTCTGAAAGATGTATCAAAAGACTTACAGTAGCATTGATCTTATCAATACTTTTAATCTTTATTTCAAACGCATTATGGCTATACGCATGGTGTCAGTATGATTATGTTAGCGAAAATACATCTTACACACAAGATGGTAAAGGTGTGAATAACATCAATACCAATACAGAAGGAGATATAAGCAATGAGTCAGAGATTGGTAGTGAAGAAACGGAGTAGGACTAGGAAGAATGGAAAGTCGAAAGGAACAAGGAAGAGAAAAAGAAGATGATCTTTCATACTCACAAATCGAACATCTCATTGATGAATGGATATTGAATGAAAGAAATCGCAAAATCATTAAAAGAAGGCTTTTAGATGGTATATGTTATGAACCCTTAGCAGAAGAGTTCGGTCTCTCGGTAAGACAAGTTAAAAACATAGTCTACAAATCCGAAATTAAAATATTTAAACACGTAAAATAAATATGCACGAAAGTTGCCCCTCGGTTTCATTACCAAGGGGCTTTTTGTATGTTACGATGGGAATATAGGAGGTGCAACATGTACGTTTATTTTAATCCTAATCCAGTCGGAAGAATGGTTGGTGATTGCTCAATAAGAGCAATAGCTAAAGCTTTAGATATTTCGTGGGAGGATGCATATGCCAAGGTTGCTGCTAATGGCTTTCGAATGGGAGATATGCCGTCCTCTAATTCTGTATGGGGATCTGTACTTAGACAGAATGGGTTTTATAGGAAAAGCCTACCAGATCTTTGTCCAGATTGCTACACGGCGGAAGATTTCTGTAAAGATAATCCAACAGGTGTTTACGTATTAGGATTCGGTGGGCATGTTGCAACTATAGTTGACGGAGTTTTATATGACAGTTGGGATAGCTCAAAAGAGATTCCACAATACTTTTGGAGTAAATAGGAGGTTAGAAAATGAATTACGATCCATATTACTACCCACAAATGCGACAAAATCAAGGAATGCAACAGATGCAGATACAGAATGGCGGTTTTCTACCTGTGAGAAGCAGACAGGAGGCGATGAACTATCCTGTTGCCCCTGGAATGAGTGTGACGTTTAAGGATGAGTCTGCGCCATACATCTACACAAAAACCAAAGGATTCAACCAATTTGATGAGCCAGTTTTTGATGTTTACAAGTTGACTAAAGAAGAAATACCATCTGTGAACGCACAGGAGGCTCATACAGACGTTTTTAAGGATAAGACAGAGAATGTGTCACAATACGCATTAAAATCCGATTTTGAGGCATTACAGAAGCTTGTGGACATATTACAGAACGATATCCACAATCTAAAAAAGGAGAGTGAGAAAGATGAACCTATTACAAGCGTATCAGCAGTTTCGGAGTAACCCTATGCAGATGTTAATGCAGAAGTATAATATTCCCCAGGGGATAGATATAAACAATCCTAATGCTATCTTACAACATCTACTTAATACAGGACAGGTATCACAGGCGCAAGTCAACTCATTGCAGGGGATGCGGAATAACCCCATGATACAAAATCTTATGAAATAAAAGTCGGTGCACAGGCTTTTATATATACCGACTACACAATAATGGGTGTGGTCGCTGACCGCAATAATTAGCGGTAGAAAGGAGAAAATTTATGGCTTTAACAGACGAAAGTAATATGGTAATGCCAGTCACACCTATGTATGGTGGTGGTAATGGCGGTTTTGGTAACTTCGGAGGAGACTGGGGTTGGATTATACTTCTTCTCTTATGTGCTGGCGGCGGCTGGGGCAATGGCTTCGGTGGTGGCTATGGTAACATGATGATTGGATACGACTTCCCTTGGCTTATGAACGGACAGCAAAACATCAATGCAAACACTAATAATGGTTTCAGGGATGCTATGATTAATGACAACATAACATCCGTAAGAGATGGTATATCAGATTTATCCACACAGCTTTGTGGATGTTGTGGAGATATGCAGATGGCTATGGCAAATGGCTTTGCAGGGGTAGAGCAGGGTGCTAACGCACGTCAGATTGCTAATATGCAGCAGGCTTTTAATTCACAGACTGCTATTACTGGTGCAATTACAGATCTTGCTAGTCAGCAGGCTTCATGTTGTTGTGAGAACCGTCTTGCAACATGTCAGACACAGAATATCATACAGAATGAGGGCAATCAGACAAGATTTGCTGATGCTAACAATACAAGGGATATCATCACGAATCAGACTGCCAATACACAGGCAATCCTTGATAAGTTGTGCCAGTTAGAATTAGATGGTTATAAGAGAGAAAATGACACTTTAAGAACACAGCTCACACAGGCACAAGTAAATGAAAGATTTGCATCTCAGAATGCACTTATGCAGCAGGGATTTTCCGATGAGGTAGATGCACTGTATAATAGACTTTCTAATTGCCCAGTTCCAAGTACTCCAGTATATGGTCGCACACCGATCTTTACATGCAACAACAATGGTTGTGGATGTGGTTGTGGAAATGGATCATTTTAAGGGGGTGTGACTTATGGCGGAATATCTTGCTAATACTGAACAGCTGGTAGCTTTGAATGAACCAGTATTGTTCACAGCATCTATCCCATGCACCAAAGGGTATGTTTATCACGAGGATGAGACAGGGATTTTTATTCTACGAGGTTGCACTAACAATTGCTTTGCACGTTATCAGGTAACATTCAATGGTAATATCGCCATCCCAGAGGGTGGAGCAGTGACACCAATTGCGGTGGCACTCACAGTGAATGGAGAGCCTAGACTTACATCTAGGGCTATCTATACACCTGCTGCCGTTGATGAGTATGGTAATGTTACAAGTACAGCAATTATTACAGTACCTAGAGGTTGTTGTTTTAGCTTATCTGTTAGATATGTGGATGCGACAACTGATGATCCAGCTACTACACCAACACCTAGCATCCAGGTTCAAAATGCCAACGTGGTAGTTGACAGAATAGCATAGTAAGGAGGAATGAAAAATGCACGAGATGTATGAAGATTTAACAGAGATGTGCGAGACATTGGCTGATGAGTTATCAAAGACTAATGAAAAGTTAGAAAAATCTGGTGGCACAATATCAGCTGGAGATATCGAGTATATTGATAAACTCACCCATGCTATCAAATCTATCAAGACTACCAAGGCTATGATGGAGGCAGAGGATGAGTACAGTGGCGATTATGATAGCGACATGAATATGAGAGGCGGAAGAAATAACAGAGGTTACAGCAGACGTGGATCATATGCAAGAGGTCGTGGCAGAGGTTCAAGAGCCAAAAGAGATTCTATGGGCCGTTATTCGTCAGAGATGGGTTATTCCAGAGATGATGGAATGATTATGGAGTTGAGAGAACTCATGGAAGATGCTCCAGATGAAAAGACACGCATGGAGTTTCAGCGTTTCATTAAGAAGATGGAACAGATGTAGGAGGTGTGAGCCTTGATTAAGGAGCAGGACATACTTGATGCGATTGCCGAATGTCAAGGCGAACGCAATCCAAATGCTAATACTTGTAGAAATTTAGCAGCCTTTTATACAATTTTAGATCACATGAATGAAAATAATACCATTAGTGAGCCAAAACTAGATGAGGGTTACTCATACGACAGTGGAAGTGATTTTTATTTGGCAATCAGACAAAAAAGTATGGATGAAATAATGGCATTATTCGATGAATTAATGGAAACAATCCAGGTTGTCAATCCAAGGTTGTACACAAGTGTTATGAAAAAATTGTAAAAAAAGTACCACTCACAACTATTTGCGAGTGGTATTTTTGTATAAAAAAGTCAAGGCGTTTTATACTTTATCATCTTCCTCTATCATTAACCCAGGCGTATTAGGTATACTTGATATTATTAATTTAAGGCTCTGAGGTATCTGCTTATCCTGCTTTTCTCGTTCTAATAAAGTGTTATAAATATCTCTAAAGTTAGCCCTGTCTGCCATGGCGTTTTCACTTTGGCAAAGATTCATATACCCCATACGCTTAACCGTTTCTTTAGTTATCCCCGTTAAGTGTTCCATACCCTCTTCTACTCTGTAAGATCCGTAGTAATGTATGTTTCTTATAACCTCATTCCAAGCTTCGCCCCAATCTTTATTAACCTCTTCACTGGTTAACTCTGTAGCCTGCTCTCTTATATCTGCTATGCTTGGTGACCATTTGTTAGTAGCTACCCACTTATTAAGGATTACCTCAGCTAACTTATACGGTATATCCTTAAGTTGATTATACCAAAGCTCCATAGCCTGTTCGTTAGGTATCAGTTTCTCTTTTGGGTAGTAGGTTCGTAAAGCACTTGCAAATATCATAAACTCTTTTTTACTCATTCTTTACCTCACTCCAACAATGTTCTTCTTCCCAGCCTCTTTTATTGACTTCTTCGTAAGCTACTTCTTTCAATTCTTCGATTGAATTTCCTTTGATTACAATACTATCTTTGTACCGTCCGTTATAATGTATTATTACTATCATTCCACATCCTCGCTTTCTTCCTCATATAGCATTGGAGTTCCATCTGGATTAACGAGTAATGTAAAATTCCCAACGTTATTACAACCACGTGATACTGTATACATAACCTTCGTGTCTTTATGGTATACGATATCATAAGACGGGCTGTATCTTGTTTCGATAGTAATAAATGTTTTATCTGAATCTGCCGAATCTGATTGATGTTTAGTACATCCGCTTAATAAAAATATAAATAAACATAAAATAGATATTATTAATAGTTTTTTCATTTCTTTTCCTCACTTTCTGTCTTGTGCTCGTCTATAATCTCATATATTCTTTCGAATACAAAATCATAGGATGCTGCATCATACTCATTATAATGTATATCAGTCTGCCAATCCATTATCTTGGCTCTTATTTTGTCAAGTATCTCATTTTTACAATCTTCATATCCCTTTGTATATTGATTACGGTCATATTGTAAAGCCTTTATTAACTCTTCCTTATCGACATTCACTCCTACTTCTCTAATGGCTTTCATCACCATATTTTCATCTTCTTGTACCATTTGTGTTTTTAACTCGCCATATATCTTTTCAATAGGACTTTTATACAATTCTTATTCCTCACTTTCTGCCTTGTATTTATCAACAATAACAAGACTTTGATTCAGTCCATTAACGAAGTTTATTAAATCTTTTCTGTTATTATTGATGATTTCTTCGTTCATTATTGACTTTATTTGTTCAATCTCGGCTCTTATCTTGTCAAGTACAGCCTCTCTTTCTAACAATCTTTTATAGTCTCTCAGCCATTTTGCAAGTTGGTTAAATTCAAGAAACCCTTGTAAGTTTCCGTGAGTGCGCTCATATTCGGCATTACTCGTGTACCTCTCGATTGCTTCATCTAATTTCATTTTTCTTCACTCTCCATTTTTATTCCGCAGTTAGGGCAATATTTATGCCCTCCACCCGTATAAGCTAATGGATAAAATGTATTACATTGGTCACACGCTTGTGCTGGCATATCTCCAACCATAATATCTATCCAATGTCCTGTCTTTGACTGTGGCGTGACGGGTGGCAAAGTAACTGCTATGAATTTTTCTAATGTTATTCTTCTTATCATTCTCCGTCCGTCTGGGGTTAATTTACTCGGCATCTTATCTATGTACTCAAGAACCTCTTTTCTGCTTATCGCATCCTCGCAAGGCTCTTGGTAATCAATATCATATATCTTGCCATCTGCCATAAGTTCAGCTATACTTTCTACACTTGCATCTCTAAACATTTTTGCTGTTATCCCTGGTATAAATAATCCTTTCATTCACTTTTCCTCTCTTTCTGGCTTGTCACATATAACACATTCTGCGTGTACTTCTCCATCATTGTAACGACAATTCTTACACGCTTCGTTTTCAAATTCTTCCTCGATTTCTGTAACCGCTAATCTATATCTCTTTTCTTTATAATCAAAATTCATTGCTGTTTTATGTTCTAAGCAATACAGAGCAACTGCACTAAATGCTTCGTCGGTAACATCTGACTTTTGTACCCACATATCACCTTTCTTGTTTAATGTTCCTGCAAAAATAGCAGTTATGCCACATCCTACGTGATATTCAGCCATTATTTTTCCTCACTTTCTGCCCAACCATGAGCCATAGCATAAAAGTCGTCTAGTTCTTCTGCTGTCTTGTTACTCTTAGGTTTGCTATATCCGTTTCTTTCCCAAGTTCTTACCGCTGCTTTCCAATCTTTCATCTTGTTTTTTCCCACCTGCCAACCGTTGCTAGTGTAGTAATCTATAAAGCGTTGAGGATCTACGTTGTTATTACGTTCAATGCAATAGGCTTGTACTTCCTCAAGCGTGGGTGGAGTAAAGCGCTTGCGCTTTTGGGGCTTGTCCCCCTCTTGTATCTCCCCTATACTATCCTTACCTATACTATCCTTACCTATACTATCCTTACCTAACCTAACCTTACCTATGCTGTCACCTGACTGGCAAGTGTCCGTCATTTGACTGACATCAATATTTTCTAATATTTGTGGATTATCAAACCATTTTATTTTTTCTTTTTCAGCTATACAGATTTTATCCCATACTTCAATAACTTTTTCGTTATTCAAAGAATCTGTTTCGTTGTCTCTGATTGACGTATTACATGATTCACAAATTACAGATATATTATCAATTTCATGTTGTCCGCCTTTTGAAATAGGCAAATTATGCTGTATTGTTGGCATACTTAATTTGTAAGATAATCTCATTATTTTATTACATACTGGACATTCCATTCCATCAAACGCCCTTTTTATTTTATATTCAAAACTATAAGGTAAAGAACTATTATGATATGCAATTTTTCTTTTGTCGTTAGAATCCAGCTTTTCAATTTCTTTCAATTCTGTGTTTAAAGTATAAGCACCATTATCCTTAACTTCCAGTAGGCTCTTTTCTTCTTCATAAACTGTATTTTTTAATCTATCACCTCTTATATAGTTATGGATTTTCCAATGTTTTATAACCACTATTCCCGACTCAAAAGGTATTATAAAACTTTTTGCTATTAAGACTTTAAGATCATCTTCTGAAGCTCCAATCATTCTTTGTATTTTTTTTGGATTATTTATAAACCCTTCGTCATCAGCTCTCATACTCAGATGAAAATATAAAGCCTGTGAGGATAGCGGCATATCTAAAAATGCGTCGCTATCAATTATCGTTTTTGCAAACATTCTTCTTTCTGCGATAAGTCCCCACCCCCCTTTCTACTGAGTAAATAGCTTATTGCGTCTTGCATACTCATTTTATAGATATATACTTTATTTGCTAAATTACTCCTACTTATATTAAATTTACGGGCTATTTGTGATAATGTTAATAATTCCCCGTCTATCTCGTAATATTTATTATTTGTTTTATTATTTGCCTGCGTTAATATATCTGCCCACCTACAATTATTAGGCTCGTAATTCCCTTTAACGTCTATTCTATCTAAGGTTGTGCCGTTTGGTCGTTCCCCCATATCTTCTAAAAAGTTCTTAAAACTTTCCCACCTTTCGCAATATGTTATATTAATATAATTACCTCTAGAATGGTTAGGGCGTTTACATCTTTCTTTCATTTCTGCCCAACTTTTGTAAGTAGGCGTGCCATACATACCATGTTTAAAGTTCATATTCTGCCTCGCTCTCTGTAATCTCTACTTCAACCCCTATTTTCTCGTTAAATATAGGCTCTATAATTATCTTGTTAATACAGTTGAGATTATCATTTTTAATAACCCCAGCAGCTACTAGTCCATCTATAAGCCCTTTAAGCCTAAAGTTGTCTAAATCTTTCCGCTTATTTTTAAAGTGAGGGCGTACGGTTAATGTTACGGGATAGCTACCCGTGTATTTTTCTTTAACTGTCCATGCTATATAAGCTTTTTCTTTTTGCTTAACATTGTTAGCCTGGTATTTATTTCCCCTCTCCACTCTTATATACTCATTCCAATTTATAAAATCATAATCAATAAATAGTTTCATGTAGCTCCTTTTTAAATCTCATTTAATGCCCCTTTCAGCTTCATATAGGCGTTTAAACTCGTTAAGGGTATATTTATACCTTTTTATAGATAACTACGCCCATATCGTCTTATAAAGTCCTCAGTAGTCTTGTTGTAGTGCTTCTGCCATTGTAACTGGCATTTGGCTTTTAATGCCAGGTCTATTTTTTTATTAAAATGTACCCCAGCAGCTCCCGTGTGGTGGAACTGACACAGATAAACCACGCACCCGTCTTCGTCACTTAATTTTCTGTTGGCTGTTCCAAAAAAAACGTCAATGATGACAATGTAAATTAAGCGTTGTACCGCACATATAACAAACTTTTTCCTGTTGCATAATTGACTTTGTCAAGAAATCACCCCCTTATATATTGCCCTTTCCTGCTGCGCCCCATTCTCTCGAAAGTTGAGCCTCTAATATCCTAAGTTTTAACTTGCAAATATTTATATGTTCTTTGTTAGCCTCATAATTAGCCTGCTCTATATCTCGCTTAAGTCTAAGTTCTGCTACTTTGGGAACTCCGTATATTACTTGATTTATTAAGGTAACGGGCATATTATCGCCCGCCCTTAATCTTAATGCTTCTGTGCGTAGTGTTATTTTATAATCTCTTTCTGCTTCGGCTAACTTAACCCCGTTAGTTCTCAAGCGTTTAATAGATGCCGTAAGCTCTGCCATTAAGTGCTGTATCTCTTCGTATAAGTCGATATTAATCATCCCCTTTTGTGTCTTTGGCTTTAAAATCGCCTAATATACTATTGTAACATGTGTTGTATAGCGTTTTAAAGGCCCTTACTGTGTTGTTGCCACCAGATATTCTAAGCTCTTCTTTGTCATAGCTAAGCTCCAAGTCGTCCATTATTGCCATAACTATAAGCTCTAGGTCTCTTTCTTTCTGCTTAAGGACTACATATTCAGATACAGGGATACTTACCTGCTGTTCCTTTTTAATTTTTAGCGCCTCTTCTAAGCCTTTTCTTAACTCTTTTCTAAACTTCTCTTCTTTTCTTTCTTCTGCTGTCTTTTCCTCAGCCTTAGCCTCTTCTATAATATCTTCTATTCTTTCCATGCTTCTAACTCCTTTCTAATTAAATGGCAGATCTACGTCCTCAGCTATAGCCCACTCTGTTTCTTCTTTTGGCTCTTCTCGTCCTCTCTCTTCTCTTTTGCTTTCTGCAAACTCTACAGCCTCGGCTATTACGTCGGTGGTATATATTTTTATACCGTCTTTATTGGTATAGCTTCCCGTTTGTATACGTCCCTCAATTAATACTTTCATACCCTGCTTAAAATATTTTTCTACAAATTCCGCAGTTTTTCCAAAAGCTACAATGTTTGGAAAGTCTGCGCTTTGTTCGCCCTCTTTCTTATATCTTCTGTCAACAGCAAGGCTAAAGCGTGCTACTGTTGTTTCTCCTGCTTGTCTCGTCTCTGGGTTGCGTGTGATTCTTCCAAGAAGTATTACTTTATTCATTCAAGCTCCTTTCGTATTCTTCTACTATTTCCCATGCTATGTCCTCTTTTATCGGTATACTTACTAGCTTTCTCTTGTTTTCCTTAAGATGTACGCCCCATAGCTCGTCTATCTCTATTCCGTAGCTTTGCTGGTATCCTATACGGTATAAGTTAAGCTGGTAAGCTAGATACTCTTTATCTAGTGTTGAGGTGGTCTTTATATCGGCTAGAGCCGTGCGTCCGCCGTCGCTCAGCACTAAATCCAAACGCCCAGCAGCTATCGGCGTTCCTTCTTTAGATATAATTATCGGAGTCTCGTTTTCAAGAACAATTAAATTATAGTATCCCATTAAAAATTTAAAATTGTGAAGTTCTCTAAGATTTCTACTTATTCCCTGGGTGCAGTACTCTTCTATAGCCTTATGTATCTCTGTTCCTCTGTCTGCTGCTCGTGTTAAGGTAGTAGGATTAACACCTGCATACTTATTATCAAACTTAACGCCTAATATCTGAGTTACACTAGGCACTATAACTCCATCTACTATGTACGTGTGGCTTTCGTCGTCATATTCCAAGGTGTAACCGTTTATGTTCCATGTTTCCATATATTACCCCTTTAATTTAATTCTAATAGACGGCTTAACGGGCTTAATATCCACGTAAGCGTCGTATATGTCGGGTAGTTCTTGCTTAAGGTTCTTAGTGTTCAAAGTTTCCCTTGTAGTTCCTGATACAAAAGATATAACCAGCTCGTCGGTCTCTAACTTTATTAAGCCCTTGTCCTGCATTTCCTCAAGAATCGCTTTTTTAAGCTCGTCCTCTTTAGCTTTAATCTCCTTAGCCATTTTTTCAAAATTAGCAATCTTTCCTGCTGTTTCTATGTCCAATATAGCCAAGTTATCTTTTAATGTTATTAATTCCATTACTTAACCCCCTTGTATTTATTAATAAAGTCGCTAGCTTGCTTCATAGTCCAAGTTTTTACTAATTCTTCGTCAAGCGTCTTGCCCTGTTCTTCCGCTATCTTTTTCATGAGTTCTATTTGCTTTTCAGTTGCTTTCTTTTCCTGCTTATCGTTCATGGTGTGGTTTGGGCTTTCTTTCTCAGGATCGTCTCCTGTAGCAACCATAAACGTGTTTGCTAAGTAGTATTTAAGAGCACCTGTATAAGCCTTATATCCTGCCTTGTCGCCCTTATCAATACCCTCGCCTGTTATTGTTGTTTCTTCATAGAATCCCGTGTCTATGTCGGTTAATATAAACATAAGCTTTGGCATACGTCCGTTGGCTTGCTTCTCACTGCCTGTGAAAGTGTTATACTCTACCTCATTAAATGAAAGCTCTAACCCAGCATCGCTAAAAAGCTCCGTAAAGAGTTGTTTATACTGTGCCTCGCTAAAGTAGCTATACTTATCATAGGTATTAGTTCCACCCTTTTTAAGTACACCCTTTTCTTTTAATGCTTTCCTTAAGCTGTTCTTTTTCTTCTGTAACTTGGCGTTAAGGTCTAGCCAAGTCTCAATAGTTAAATTTTCTAATTTAGCCATTCTCTACTCCTTTCTAATCAATATCACTAAATAAATAATCAAGTGAGAAGTCATCTAGCGTGTTCTCTTTGAAAAACTTCTGTATAGTTTTCATATCTCTAAAAGAGAAGCCAATTTTACCATCCAGCTTGTAGTATAAATTCTGTCTAGTCATTCCCATGTACTCAGCTAACGCTGTTACTGTAAACCCGTGGCGTGCTAGCTCTGCACGTATGTTCGGGTATAGTTTTTTCTGCATTATCTCACCACCTTTCTATGTCATATATAGTAACACTCTCGTTTTTGATTTGTCAAGAGAAATTTTAATCTTTTTAATGCTTAATTCAGATTGGTAAAATCTCACAAACAAATCATAGAATATTTGTGCATTTTGTCAATGGATTTTAAATTTATATCGGTGTATACTTATATCAAGTTAAGAGAAAGGAACGCCACAAGGCGCAGGGTAAAAGAATATGATAAGATACACATCAAAAGAAATAGCATTAAGCGAGTACAAAGAAGCTAAAAGAAATTACTTAGAAAATATGACAAATGAAAATTGGGTTAAGTTTTGCGACGCTAAAACAAACTGTATGTTGTTAGGAATTAGAATATAAGGGGGTGTAACGATATGACAAGATATGAAATATTAGCAAATAACGGGCAGGTATTAGAACACGGGTTCACTAATCAAAAGCAGGCATTAGCAAGAATAAGAGATTATAAAAAACTATATCCTAACGACACATTTAAAATACGTGAATATGGAATAGGCAAATATGGAAATGAATAAAAGCAATTAACCGAGCGGGGCGGTATACCCCCGTAGAAAGGTGGATATAATGAGTTATAGAAAATGGAGACCTAGCAAGTCACAAGCTAGAGAGTTTTACAAAGAAATGGAAGAGATAAAAGAGTTCTGTAATAAAAATGGTATAGACTATTCTTACAACATGGATAGTTACTACTTTACTATTGAGGGTAAGAGCTATAGGGTTAGTAACCATACTATCGAGAGTAGCAACGCAGGAGCTTATCGAGACGGGGTACAGATTAGGGAAAAATACCACGCTGATACTAGAGAAGAGAACGTAACCTATATACACGCAGGAAAGACACGTATAAGAGAGATTTACAACAATTTAAAGGCAGGCTACACGCTTGATGGCAAAGGTAATAGAAAGGCGGTTTAATTATGTTATATAACTTAATAAATTTTAACTCCTGGGCACAATTTTTTGCCTTTTGGGTTTACTTTACATTGTTTGACATTACAATATTTATGTTGATTGCAAATTTTTACATAAATGGATATTTAAAAAAGAAAGGAGATGTAAAAGATATGGTAACAGACGCACAAAAAAGAGCCGCTGCAAAATACGATAAGAGCCATACAAAGGGCGTATATATCAAGTTAAACAAGACTACCGACGCTGATATTTTAGAACGCTTGCAGGAAGTAGGGAACGTGCAGGGATATATTAAAGAGTTGATAAGAAAAGATATTTGTTGAGGAGGTGGAGGAATAAATGGAAAAATTATACATTAAGACCACATTAGACAATCTTGAATTGCCAGAGGCGGTGGCAGAAAGTCCGCAAGAACTGGCAGAAATGATAGGCACAACACCTGGATCTGTTTTGTCGGCTATAAGCCATAAGCACAAAGGATGGTATAGAGTGGAAGTAGAGGAGGATAACGACTAATGAAATACAAGTATTTTGAATGGACAATCAATAAAAATATATGGTATATCTTACCAACCATTAGAATTGATCGGGATAATCCATGGTATACATGCAAAAATATATCAATAGAAATACACTGGTTGTGTTTTCATTGTAGATGGTTTTTTGAGGAGGAGTAAGAAATGAAAATTTTAGTTGCATGTGAAGAAAGTCAAGAAGTATGCAAGGCTTTTAGGGCGAAAGGACATGAAGCATATAGTTGCGATATACTAGAATGTAGTGGTGGACATCTTGAATGGCACATAAGGCATGATGTGCTCGGTCTATTGAATGGTAATTGCGAGTTCGATACTTGTGATGGATTGCATCATAAGGTGGATGGCAAATGGGATATGATAATAGCGTTCCCACCATGTACGCATTTAGCTGTTAGTGGTGCAAGACATTTTGAAAAGAAGAGATTAGATGGTAGGCAACGTGAGGGTGTAGAATTTTTCTGCAATTTCCTTGAAGTAGAGTGCAAGAAAGTTGTTATTGAAAATCCGATAGGAATCATAAGTGGAGATTACATTCCTAAATATTTTCCAGACATTGCAGAAAGATTTAATCTACCTAAAAAACCAACACAAATAATTCATCCGTGGATGTTTGGAGATAATTATGCTAAATCGACTTGTTTATGGGAAAAGGGTGTAAAACCATTAGAACCAATAGTTAAAGTGCAACTAGAACTTGATTGGTTCGAGTATATAGACAGAAAAACAGGGAAGAAAAAAAGACAATCGAAGTGGATTGCAGATGCTTTGAAGTTGCCGGCAGAAGAAAGAGCAAAAGTAAGAAGCAAAACATTTCCGGGAATAGCAAAAGCAATGGCAGATCAATGGGGTTAAGTCACAAGAAAGTGAGGATAAATGATGGAGATATAATCATAGAAGCAGATACAGAAAGTGAGAATTGACATGGAAATAAAGTGTGTGGAAGAAGAAAATTTGATTGTAGTGGATGCGATTGTGAAAGCATTTATTTAAAAATATTTTTAAAACATTGGAGGAGTAAGAAATGAATGATGATATTTTATATGAATCAATAAAGAATGTTTTGGAGGCAATGGTAAAAGCATTTGAGCCAGCTATTGAACATATACAACATATTTATGATAAACTTGAACCATATCAAATATATGAGATAACACATCCAAGGAAAAAGCCCAGAGGGAGTATTAGGAGGAGTAAGAAATGAATGTGATAAATATACCAATTGATGATATAAAGCCTTATGACAGAAATGCTAAACATCATAACGAAAAACAGGTGAAAAATGTTGCACAATCTATCAAAGAGTTTGGGTTCGTTCAACCAGTGGTTATTGGCGACAACAACGAGATTATCATTGGGCATTGTAGATTCCAGGCAGCAAAGAGATTGAAGATGGCGGAAATTCCTGTGGTAAAACTATCAGATTTGTCAGAAGATGAAGCTAACAAATTGAGATTGTTGGATAACAAGCTGAATGAATCAGAATGGGATTTAGACTTATTGCTGGAGGATATTCCAGAGCTTGATTTTAGTGAGTTTGACCTTGACTGGGATTTACCTAGTCTTAAAGACGATGATATTGATGATGACGATGAGGATTTTGATGATAGAGATCCATCTTGTCAGCATAATGTGTTTGAAAATCAAGAGATTATGCAATTTCCGGGAGTTGGTAAATATGAAATCCCAGAGATGTTTCCAACTGATACAACTGGTGATAAATTCTTGCGATTTATGGATTACAAGACAATCAATGATCCCGAAAATTATATAGCCCATTTTTATTACGATGATTATAAGTTTATTCAGGCATGGCGAAATCCAGATAAATATGTTAAAATGTTAAGAGAGTTTAAGGCTGTTGTAAGCCCAGACTTTAGTTTATATACTGATTTTCCAGTTGCATTGCAGATATTATCTTGCTATCGTAGACAATGGTGTGGTGCTTATTGGCAAAGCCTTGGTATAGATGTTATACCAGACGTTGTGTGGGGAGAGAAAAAATCGTATGATTTTTGTTTTGATGGCATCCCAAAACACAGCACGGTTGCAGTTAGTACCGTTGGAGTTGCAAATGACAAAAACTGGAATAATGGAATAGGCACATTATTTAAAGATGGATATAATGAAATGATGAATCGCCTAGAGCCAACCACCATATTATGGTATGGTGCTATGAATGAGGAGCTAGAGGGCAATATCATTCGCATCCACTTACCGATGAAATTGGTAAGGGTGGCGGAAGTTTTGCCAATGAAATTATGAATACCAGAGATGCTTTTGAGAGTGAGTATGGTAGTGCAGTTAAGCAGATGAATTTGCATGTGGGTACATTTAGCGATAATAGCACATTGGGTGCGTATGGAGGAGATACACTTTACATGAATGAAAAGTATGTTAGAAATGCAAATCTTACAGCAGCTATGCAAAATACTAACGGATTCCATCCTGGAATTGGAAATAAGACTGGTGCAGAGGCAGTAGCATCCCACGAAATTGGGCATCGTTTGGGTGAAATTGCAGCTCAAAGAGCAGGTATTAGTGAAAAGGATATTGTTGCTAGAGCTGGTTCTAAAATTGGTATTAAAACTGAAAATATGGCAGGACATATCAGTAAGTATGCAAGAAGTAATTACAGTGAAACTATTGCAGAGGCTAGTGCTGATGTATTTTGCAATGGAAAAAAGGCATCTAAAGCCAGTAGAGCAATTATGAGTGAAGTAAAATCAATTCTTAAATAAAGGAGGTAGTAATTATGGCAAGTAAGAAACTAACATCATCTGGAGGATATTTCAACAAGGAAATGTTGGCGATCTTAAATAAGGGTGGAGCTAAAAAGTCCAAAGGAGCTAAAAAGTCAGCCCCAAAGAAGAATAAGAAGTAAATAATAAAACTCACTGTTTTATCTAAAGATAGTGAGTTTTTTATCGTTGACAAAGTACCGCTAAGGGTGTATTATATAATTACCGAAAGGAGAGAGAAAATAATGACAGAGAATGAGTTTTTATTACAGGATAGGTTACAAAAAATACAACAGATTATAAGAGAGTACGGAGAAGATAATTTCTATATCAGCTTTAGTGGTGGTAAAGATTCCACCGTGTTATCTGCATTGGTTGATATGGCACTTCCAGATAATACTATCCCGAGAGTATATGCGAATACAGGCATAGAGTATCGTTTAATCGTGGAATTTGTAGAGAGAGAGAGAGAGAGAGAGCATCTGTGGGAGCTGGTTATTTTAAATCCATCAACGCCCATAAAACCCACTTTGGAAAAGGAAGGTTATCCATTCAAGAGTAAAATTCATTCTCATTGCGTAGCTTTATATCAAAAGAAATCAACAAATAAAATGTGGCTTGGTTATACTGGGCAAAGACCTGAACATTGGCATACAAGAACGTGCCCTAAAATACTTGAATATCAATTTACTGAAGAAAACAAATTAAAAATATCGGATATGTGCTGTGTAAAAATGAAAGAAGAACCGCTAATAAAATGGTCAAAAGAAAACAATAAATCTATCGCAATTATAGGAACAATGAGAGAAGAAGGAGGAAGGCGTAGCAATTTAAACTGTATTGTGATGAATGGGAAAAAGATAACAAGATTTCAACCTTTAGCTCCCTTAACAAAGGACTGGGAAAAATGGTTTATCGAAAAATATAATATTTCTATATCCGATATATATAATCCACCTTATAATTTTAATAGAACAGGTTGCAAAGGCTGCCCATTTGCAATACATTTACAAGATGAACTGGATACTCTCGAAAAGTATTTCCCAAACGAAAGAAAGCAATGTGAAATCATCTGGAAACCTGTATATGATGAGTATAGAAGAATAGGATATAGGTTGAAAAAAGATTCGGAAACGGAGGAGTAACTATGAAAATCAAAGAATTGGAGGAAATGAAAGAAAAAGCAATTGAGTATTTTAAATTCCATCGCAAAATATTTTGTGAGGATCATCTAAAGATTTTGCCTGAAGATTCTATTGCATACCAAGCCACACTTAAAGAAAAAGAGTTTTATGATATGGCGATTAAAGCCCTAGAAACAGTAGAAGAATTTGAAAAGGCACAGATAATCACAGGTGGTAGACTTAATGGAAGAACTTATGCCTATAAGTGCGGATTAGAAGATGGAAGACGCAAAGCCCTAGAGCAAGAGCCTGTACTTGACAAGGTAAGAAACGAAATAGCCGAGTGTGGTTCTATATGGGTCGCATATGCGATAACAGGTCATTCCGATAGAGATATTGAGAATCTGATAGAGGATGTAGTTAAACAAGCAAAAGAGCAAGTGCTTGATATTATCGACAAATATAGAATAGAAAGCGAGGTACAGAATGAAGTGTGATAATCAAAAAGTGCTCATTGTGTCTTATATGCTAACTGAAAGCTTGAATCGCAAAGAGTTGTTAAAAGTGATTGTATTACTGATAAGCGAGTATTTTAGAGAAAGCGAGGTAGAAGAATGACAGATAGAGAAAAAGCAATAGTAATGGCTTACACAGGAGCATGTATGCTTACAGGTGATAAATTTCAGATATTTCACAAGTATGTTGAAGAAATCATGGACAGATCAATATGGACGCATGAAATGGCACAGCTTGCAGACGAGATAAAAGAAAAGTCAAAAGATGATTTTATGAAATTATGTGCAGATGAAAATTTGAATGAGTGGATTCCTGCTAGTGAGAAGTTGCCAGAAACAGATGGTGTTTACATTGTTACTAGAAGATTGTTCGACAATCAAATTGATACAGAACCATATTATATGGTGGATGCATGTTATTTTGATGGCTCAAATACTTGGCATAATGATAACAGAATAAATCACAGCAGACATCTTTTAGAAGATATTATAGCATGGATGCCTTTACCCGAACCGTACAAGGCAAGCCCAACAGGGGCAGAAAGTGAAAATAAGGAATGAGAATAGAAGAATTGATTAAATATTTGAATGATATGATGTTACTTTATGGTAATAAAGTTATATTAACCGTAACAGACGGTGAGACTGATTACGCAATAAAAAGTGTATCAGGAATAAGTTGTGCAAAGTATTTTACACCACAAGACAAGGTTGCTGAAGTGATTATAAAAATTGGCAGAAAGTGAGGAATAAATATGATATATAAAGAAAATGAATTATACAGAGAAATAGAAATCTTTTTAGGCGACACCAAAGTTGGGGAAGCAGAAATTGATTTAAAAAATAAAATGTTGTCACGCTTATCTATATATGAACCATATCAAAATAAAAATATTGGAACACAGGTTGTTGCTGATTTAACAAAAGAATATAACTTAACTAATTTGTGGGTTAATGCAGATAATGAGAGAGCAATCCATGTTTACAAAAAATGTGGTTACGAAATAACAAAACCTACAATGTATCTTATGGAAAGGAGTAATAAGGAATGATGACATTAGATGAAGCGATTAAACACTGCGAGGAAGTGGCGGAAGAACTAGAAGAAGATAGTAGATTATATGCTGATTTAGACCCTTGCAAAGGGTTAGAATGTAAAGAATGTGCATCTGAACACAAACAGCTTGGTGAATGGTTAAAAGAATTAAAACAATTGCGAGAGCAAACAAGATGGACTCCGTGCAGCGAACGACTTCCAAAAGAAAATGAATATGTAGGGGATGTGTGTAAATACTATCTTATCCAGGACGAATATGAAGATATGTATGTGGCTCATTTGAGTAGTGTCGGATGGATTCCAATAAATTCATTGAAAGCCATTAGTGATGAAGTGATAGCATGGCAATCATTGCCCAAGCCTTATAAAGCAGAAATGGAGAGTGAAGAATGAAGTATATAGCAGTATTTGAAATACCAGATGACAAGGTTGGCTTATTGGAATTA